ATCCAAGACAAAATAAAATATCATGAAAAGAAAGAACTAGGTTTTAAATGCAATGAGGACCCAATGTGTAATCATTGCGATAAAAAATTATGTTTAACAAGACCTTTTGGAATTAAAGGTCAATCTTTATTTCCTGATTTAAATGATTTACAGAAAGTAAATCTTGATGAACCATATTATTGGGTTAACGTAGATGGAGAAAGAGTTAAACTTAAAGACACATCTTATTTACAAGAACAAAGATTATTTCAAAGAGCAGTGATGGAGCAGGTTAATAAAGTTCCACCAACTTTAAAGAAAAAAGAATTTACAGATATGGTTAAATTATTATTTGCGGGAATAGAGATTGTAGAACCTCCAATGGGTTCTTCTAGAATTGAACAATTACTAGATCATTTAGAGGAATATTGTACAGATAGAACAGCTGCAGGGGTTAAGAAAGAAGATATGATGTTTGGAAATGTATGGACAGATAAAGGAAAACATTTTTTTATTTTTAGAGAATTTTTTAATAAGTTTTTATTAAAGAGAAGATGGACTGAGAAATATGATGAAACACTTATAATGCTACGTGATAAGTGTGGATGTGAAATTGTAAGAGAAACAGTTGGAAAGAAAAAAATAACAGTCACTAGTGTTAAGGAATTTACTAAACAAGACAACGTTTATAGGCCAAAACAATTTAAACCAAAGGATGTATTTTAATGGAGCCAATTTGCTACATATTCTTAATGCTATGGTTAATGGGGATATCTGAATGAATGCAATGAGCAGTGATTTAGTTTTATTAGTTGTTCTTACTGCAGCATGGATATTTGTTACATTATGAAAACAATAGTATTAGGACCACCAGGAACTGGAAAAACTACTACACTTTTAAATGAAGTAGATAAATATTTAAAGAACACAGATCCAGATAAGATTGGATTCTTTTCTTTTACACAAAAAGCAGCTTATGAAGCTAGAGACAGAGCAATGAAGAAATTTAACTTCAGTGAAGATGATCTACCATATTTTAGAACACTACACTCATTAGCTTTTAGAAGACTAGGTTTAAAGAAAGAAGATGTTATGCAATCTAAACACTATGAAGATTTAGGAAAGAAAATGAATTTACGATTGGATTATCATGACTATGATAATGATCAAACAGGAATATTTAGTACTAATAATGATATTCTTAGAATCATACAACTAGCTAAACTACGAAACATAACACCAGAACAACAATTTAATTTAAGAGAACACACACAAGATGTATCTTTAAGAGATCTTTTAATAATATCTAATGAATTAAAATCATATAAGAAACAATACAACCTTATTGATTTTACAGACATGATTACAGAGTTTGTTAAGTCTGATGCATCACCTAAGTTTGATGTAGTATTTATAGATGAAGCTCAAGACTTATCTAGAGTTCAATGGAATATGGCTAAATCTATATGGGATAAGACAGAAGATAGTTATATAGCAGGTGATGATGATCAAGCTGTATTTAGATGGGCTGGTGCAGATGTAGATAGTTTTATTACACAAAAAGGAAAACTATTAAATTTAACTCAATCTTATAGAGTACCTAGAGTAGTTCACGATGTAGCAATGAATATAGTGGGTAGAATATCTAATAGAATTTATAAAGAATGGAAACCAAAAGTACATGAAGGCGCATTAAGTTATTATCATGATTTTCAAACCATAGATATGTCTCAAGGAGAATGGTTAGTTTTAGGTAGAACAAGACATATGTTAAATGATTTAGAAAATGTTTTATATTCTAAGGGATTATTTTACAAAAACAAATTTAAGAAAGCATATGAACAAGATTTATATGATGCAATATCTGATTGGGAAGGAGCACGTAAAGGAAAACCTTTGAATTCCGACCAAATTACTAGGATTGCTTCTTACATGTCTCCAAATCATTACCAAAAAGAAGAAATAAGATATTTAGATAAAGATGCATTTTATTCTGTGGATGAACTTTTTAATAAAAAGGGTTTAAAAACTAAAAAAGTGTGGTATGAAGCATTGGACCAAGCTCCTGAAGAGCGGGTTAGATACATTAGAAGGATGAGAGAAAACGGAGAACAGTTAAATAAAGAACCAAGAATTTTATTATCTACTATTCATGGTGCAAAAGGTGGGGAATCACAAAACGTAGTCCTCTTAACTGACTTAAGTAGAAATACTCAAACGAATTATGAAAGAAATCCTGATGATGAAAATAGATTATTTTATGTAGGTGCAACTAGAACTAAGGAACATCTACATGTTGTTAGACCGAAAGATATATATAAGAGTTTTAGATTATGAGTAAAACATACAAAAAGCAAATAGGTGGATCCCACTATCAATCGATGGTCATTCAGCCTAGTGAATTTATCAACAAAAACAATATACCGTTCGCGGAAGGGAATGCTATTAAGTACTTGTGTAGGCACAAGCAAAAAAATCAGAAGGAAGATTTACTTAAAGCAATCCATTACTGTGAGATGGCAATAGAAAGGGACTATGCAGATACCGATATTTAAACCACAAACAGAATGGACAGCGCCAACAGACTTTCCAGATCTATCCAAATACGATGAGATAGCAATTGACTTAGAAACAAAAGATCCAAACCTAAACGAAAGAATGGGTTCTGGTTCTGTTATAGGTGTTGGAGATGTTGTAGGAATATCTTTAGCTACAAATGATTGGTGCGCATATTATCCTATTGCTCATGAAGGTGGAGGAAACTTAGATAGAAAGATGGTCCTTAAATGGTTACAGGATCAGATGAGTACGGATTCAATTAAGATATTTCATAATGCAATGTACGACGTGTGTTGGTTACGCAGACTAGGTATTAAAATTAACGGTAAGATTGTTGATACAATGATTGCTTCTGCACTTATAAATGAAAATAGATTACGATATGATTTGAATGGAATTTGTAGAGATTACATTGGTAAAGGTAAAGATGAAACGGCATTATACGAAGCTGCAAAATCTTGGGGTGTAGATCCTAAAGCCGAGATGTACAAACTTCCCGCTATGCACGTTGGTGCTTACGCCGAGCGTGACGCACAACTCACATACGAGTTGTGGCAGGAATGTAAAAAAGAAATTTTATACCAGGACCTTCAATCTATATTTGATATGGAAACAGAATTATTTCCTGCTCTAGTAGATATGAGGTTTCTCGGTGTACGTGTAAATCAAGAACAAGCAGCGATCGAAAAGAGAACCTTAATAGAACAAGAGAAAAAGATGCTTGGAGAAGTGTTAGCAAGTACGGGGATAGAAGTACAGATCTGGGCTGCAAGGTCTATAGCCAAAGTGTTTGAGAAGTTAGGACTGCCTTATGATAGAACAGAGAAAACTGGAGCACCATCATTTACTAAGAATTTTTTAGCTAATCACCCACATGAAGTAGTGAAATGTATAGCTAGAGCTAGAGAGATTAATAAAGCACATACTACTTTTATAGATACCATCCTAAAGTATAGCTCTAAGGGCCGTATCCACGCGGAGATTAACCAATTAAGAGGTGATGGGGGTGGGACAGTCACAGGACGATTTTCGATGAATAACCCTAATTTACAGCAGATTCCTGCGCGTAACAAGGATCTTGGACCACGGATCAGATCATTATTCTTACCGGAAGAAGGTCATCAATGGGGTTGTTTTGATTACAACCAACAAGAACCAAGACTCGTAGTTCATTATGCTTCTCTATTAAATTTATATGGAGTAGAAGATGTTGTTCACGCTTATATGGAAGGTGATGCAGACTTCCACCAGATTGTAGCTGATATGGCTGATATTCCTAGGACTCAAGCTAAGACAATTAATTTAGGATTGTTCTATGGTATGGGAAAAAATAAATTACAAGCTGAGTTAGGTATTAGTAAACTACAAGCAAATGATTTGTTTAAACAATATCACGGCAAAGTTCCTTTTGTAAAAGCTTTGATGGATGCCACTATGGAAAGAGCCCAGGAGGGTGGTCAGATTAGAACGCTTCTAGGTAGATTGTGTAGGTTCCATTTATGGGAACCAAATCAATTCGGGATTCATAAAGCATTGCCTCACGATCAAGCGCTCAGGGAACACGGACCAGGGATCAAGAGAGCTTATACATATAAAGCTCTTAATAAATTGATTCAGGGATCTGCTGCAGACATGACTAAAAAAGCAATAATAGAATTACATAAAGAAGGAATTACTCCTCATCTCCAAGTACATGATGAATTAGATATTTCTGTGGGCTCAGATAAAGAGTCAGACAAAATAAAAGAAATCATGGAGAACGCAGTAACACTTGAAGTTCCTAACAAAGTAGATTATGAATTCGGAAAGACCTGGGGCGAAATAAAATGAGGATTGACTATGGCTTATTTAAATGCAAACATACCGGCAACTTATGCACAAATACGTAGAGAATACTTATACGATCTTAAAGCTCATCACGGCGAAGTCGAAGACTGCATTATTTTTGGTCTTACGAGTATTACGGGGCGTGCTATTCTTTTTCATGGAATTATGGAAAATGGAGCTGTCTTCTATCGTCTCCCGATATCTGCGTTCATTCAAAGAGGTTTTAAGCCGGAAGATGTTCCTAGACGTAGACTTGATGAGCTTCAGCTTTGGAATTGTTTCAGTTATTATCCTGCTGTTACTTCTTGGGATATTTTAGACGGCCAATCAGGAAAATACTTCGGAAAAGACAAAAAAATGCATAGGGGTGCCTATCTTTTTACTGTTGATTTTGCTCACCCAGAGAGTAATATAGTAGATACTGATCATTCAGAAATTCCGCACGAACATAAGTGCGCGCACATAATGGCCCTCGATGATGGTAATTATGCAGCACAACCCAATAATAGAATACTATGGGATATACCTTCATTTACTGTAAAAAATGAAACTCCCGATTGGAAAGTGCAAACTTCTGAATGGAATGTTGAAAATACAAGTCAATGGAAAACAGAAGATACCGATAGGTTCTTCTATAAAATTGAGGAGACAAAAAATGATGACAAAAATTAAAAACTTCATCAAGAAGATTACTGATTGGATTGTAAGTCAGTATAATAAAAGAGTTAAGTAATATGTCTAATAAATGTGACAACTGTCACCACGACTGTCACTGTGATGGTGATCTCCATGCTGATGAGTATGGACTTTGCACCTGTGACGACTGCGAGTGTAAGGATGATAGGATTCAGAACTCTGATGGAGCTAGCAAAAAGGGCAAGAATGAGGGAGCGACAGGCTAGAGTCAGGGTTAAAATTATGAATTGGTTGATATTAGTATTAATTTTAGTTATTATAGGCGTAGGAATCAATGGGTAAACCTTTAAAAATTAGCGAAGAAGCAGCCGTGCAAATGCCTATGAAGACGGTTGCCAGTTTGATTTGCATGGTCGCAATCGGCACCTGGGCTTATTTCGGTATTAACGAGAAGCTCAACCAGCATAGCACCCAGTTAGAATTAATGACTAAAGATTTAGAAGCTAACTCTGAATTTAGAATTAAATACCCTAGAGGACAATTAGGTAAATCCTCTGGAGAAGCAGAACTCTACATGTTAGTAGAGGACCTTTACAAGTCTGTGGATAGATTAAACAAAGCCATCGAGGATGGAATGCATAATAAAGTGAATATAGAATTTTTACAAAAACAAATGAACAAAGTTTTAATTGATATTGAGAAGCTCAAGGATAGACAGAGAACGTTTGCCAACGGCAATGGTCATTAATGAATAGAATTACTAAACAGATTGTTAAATATATTTCTGATATGGAAAAAAAGACTAAACAAATGAATTATCTTAAATATATGAAACAAGAAGTAGATATTGGAGCAACGGGAACGCACAAATATAGAATCAAAAAAGGACCCAATAAAGGCATTGTAGTGTAGTGCCAAGACCAGTTAGAAAGCTAATAGTTAGACTACGTATGTGGTACGCAGATATCAGAGGACACCATGGAATGAGATGGGATTATGAGCCCGGAGACTATTATATGGGCAGAAAACGTAAAAATAAAGGGAAGACACATTATTAATTATAAGGTATATATTTCTTATGATTGAAAAAATTAAACATAGCATTAAACAATACGGGTTAGTTGGCTCTGTAAATGCCTTATTAGACAGAACAGTTACATACAAAGCTGTAGCCGTTTTAGCTATCGTTATTATATATTTATTAATAAGAGGTTAAATTATGGTCGAAGCTGTGGTAGCCCTTCTCATGTTTGTTAACGGAGAAATTAAGGAAGCACGTATTCAAAATAATATGGCTCTATGTTTACGCCATAAGCGTGAAGCAGAGAGACAGTACAGTGCATCTGTTACTTACAAGTGCTGGCGTGGAGAAGCTGAGTTAGAAGAAAACATTGACAAATCTTTATCAATTAAAAAACTTATCATTCAATAATGAGTAAACCTCTTTCATGTACAATCTGCGATTGTCCTTGTCATTGTGACTACCCAGAGCATTCTACATGGGGTGGTCCACCTAGTGAATTTAGTGGAAAATGTAGCTGTGAAACCTGTATACATCCCGAAGAATAGAAATCCTGTTGCAAGAGATCTGAAAAGTGTTAAGTATAGACCTAGGGTAAAACCTGGGAAGAAAAAAGTTTATGTTAGAGAAAACAATAAATTTAAATTTATAGGATATGAGTAAAGAAACAACATTTCATACACAGATTGTTACAGGTACGTGTCCTGAATGTACTCACAATACTATATTAGTTGGTTTTAGTAATGCTTTTTATAGATGTACAAATTGTGGTAGTGACTTAGAACAAAAAGTAAATGGTCACATTAAATACATGCCCATTAAAGATAAAAATACTCGTATGAAATTACGAGTGGATGATTGGGATGGCTAAGCGAGCCCTTTTTGGTGTTAATTCATACGTAAAGCGTACCAAACCCAAAATAGGTAGACATAAAAAACGTATGAACAAATCAGAAAAAAGAAATTATAAACCTACGCGAGGCCAAGGGAGATAGTGGAAAAGATTGTCATTATCACTCTGTTTACTTTAACGTTTACAGGGAAGGTAGAGATGACTTCTTTTGAGGTTGTAAGTAAAGAAAGTTGCGCTTCTTGGTATTATCATAATATAAAAAGTTTACCCCCAAAGAAAAGACCCCTTAGTGGACGCACGTATTACGAGTATAAAGGACTACAGGTAGTAGATTATAGATGTTCTGGACACTAATTATAGTATTATTCTGGATTGATATTGCTTTATTTTTAATACTTGCATTTGGTGTATTAATACATTATATAGGATAAAAGAAAGGAAACTATGAGATATAAATACAAAGTACGAGAGTTAAAAACAACAAACCAAAAGGATATTGCTGACGTTGGTGAAGCTATAGAAATGGAAGCTATGTCTCTTAAAAAACTAAAAGCTAAATTAGATCATAAAAAAACATATCATGTAGAGTATACAAATAAACATGGTAATTTTATATCTACTGGCATAAAAGGTAAGGAGCCTAAATGAAGACTAAACCAACTATTCTAATATGTATGCCGTGTTATGATGACGTTAAGATTAACACGATGCTATCTATATTTAAGATGGCTAAAGCTTTAAGTAAAAGTGGTATTGAAGTGGGAATAAACACAATGAAATCGCCACTTATTCACCAAGCGAGGAACTATCTAACAGCTACATTTTTAAAGTCTTCTTACTCACATCTATTATTTATAGATTCAGATGTAGAGTTTGAACCTGACGCTATTGTTAAGATGATGGTAGCAGATAAAGATATTATCTGTACTCCATATAGAACTAAATCATTAAATCCTAATGTTCATAACTATACGGTAGAGTTTAAGAACCCTGACGATATTCCTATATTACCAGGAGGCTTAGTTGAAATAGAAGCGGGACCTACAGGGATTATGTTGATCAATAGAAGAGTCTTTGTCAATCTTATGAATAGACACCCAGAGCTAAAGATTAAGAACAGAGCTGCTGGACCAGGAAAAAGTCAAGGTGATGAACTTAAAGATGAACATCAATTCTATTACAACTTCTTTGATTTTAAATTTGAAGATGGATTCTCTATGGGAGAAGATGTTGCTTTTTGTAGACTTGCTAGAAAAAATGATATAAAAATCTATGCGCAGATTGACTCTAATGTAGCCCATCATGGTGGGTTTGTATGGAGAGGATCTTTTAAGGATAGACTCGTAGATGACAAAGAAGCGTAAAGAGAGATGGGACGGAAGATCAAGAATCTCTACGGACCAGTATAAAAGAAACTGGAATGATATATTTGGAAACAAAAATGTTGTTCGAACAGAAGCAAGTTTCGTAAGCCGAGATTATTCAGATGAAAGTACTAATAATACTATTACTAACGACGACCGGACTGGAACAGATAAAGTATCCGATAAAGAGTAACCAGACGTGCGAGCAACAGATGTCCGAGTGGCGTGATAAGAATGTCACGTACCACGACTCACGGAACACGGACCGTAAACGTCAAGGATGGTATACAAAGGAGGGCAACTTATGGATAGGGCATATTTGCGAAAACTAATAGATAAGTTTCACTTATGGCACCTATATTATAGATCTGAAATTGTTCTAATTGGAGCAGGATTTATTATTGGATTTATATTTGGCGCTATAATATTTTAACTAAACCTATCTCAACGAGGGATCGGAGATAGGTAATGAAGGTGAGAAAGAAAATCCCTATACCACATTTTTGCCACAATTACAAGTATGTAATTTCGTGACAACCAAATTTAACAGCTAACCTATAGTTATTAACATTTTCAAAACCTTGAGATTGTAGTAATTCTAGACTCTTGACTGAAGCATCAGCAGCACACTCGGCCCAATTTGAGTATACTTGGGGTACTTGCACAGGTTGCATACACTCCCCTGTTAAAAAAGAGCACACCTGTAATATTAAAAAAAACTTAGTTGACATGTATAGAAAATCCTATATGTTAGTGGTTATGACAGACATTAATAAATACAGAAATGTGTCTCTAACACACGAGACATATAATACTTTAAAGAAATTGTCCAAAGTTTTGTTACCAGGTGGTACACCTTTATCAATTTCTAAAACAGTAGAAACGTTGACAAACGAGAAAGCAGAGAAACTAAATGGTAAAATCAGCCCGAAGTCGGGGAACAGCAAATAATAACGCCATAGAACTTGGCGGTGCAAGAAAGGAACCGGAACACAATCTATGGACAGCGGTATTAGCAAAAGCTGCCGACGACGCGTTGTTTACAACTAATTATAGAGAAGCTCTGTTAGCAATAAATTGGTTCGAAAATGAAGGGGTAGACTTTAAAAGAGTTTGCCAGTACGCAGGACGAAACCATGAGTATGTTTCAAGAAAAATATTGAAACAAGTAAAAGAAAGAAAAAGAAAGATAAAAGAATGGGAAGAAGGTATAAGACAAAGAATAGAGGGAGGCATGGCGAGAAAGATGGCTCTCTGGTCTTTACAAAAAAGAGGAAAAGGTAGAGAAAAAGGTAGAAAACATAAAGGAGGATATCATAGTGCAGGACCAAGAATTGAAATATAATCAACCGGAACCACACTCTAAAATTTGCACAAATTGTAGGGGCAATGGATATATCAAGATAGATACTATTCATGGCAAAGATCAAATAAAGCAATGTTGGGTATGTGATTCCAGAGGGGAGCTAAAAAAATATGTCCAAGCGGATGTTGATAAGTTTATTTATGATTTTTATTTTAGGGGGGTGTAAAAGCGCTGAATTTGATCCTAAAGTCTCTGTTATTAAATGGACACTTAAGAATGGTTCTAAAGTAGAAAAGAATGAACAGGGAAAATGAACTGGCATATCTAGCAGGAGTCTTTGATGGAGAAGGTTCAATGGGAAATTGGTCTAGAGGAAAAGACAAAGGATCTGGCTTTAGACTTCAAATTGAGATGGCAGATGCAGATGTATTGGTGAGATTCTTAACTTATTATTTAAAAGGATCTATAACGTCAAGACATCGAGATGAGAAACATAAAATTATGTATATGTGGAGAGTAAACGGAGAAGATGCGAAGATAGTAGCAAGAGAACTACTTCCTTATCTATCAAGACGGAGACAAGCACAGTTTGCGGAGGCAATGGCACAATGATTACAATACCAGATTTAATTACATTAATTGGATATTATATTAAAAAAATTCTAGACTATCCGTTAAGATTCATGGAATCTTTTGGAAGTTGGATGCATGTATACGCATGGAACAAACGATGGAGAAACAGAACGAAAGG